CAGCTTTTATGGCTTGATAATTTTTTTAATTAGATTGTTGCAACGCAAAATGTTTCTACTCCTATTCTTCAAGAAAAAGCTAGGGACTTTTGTGAACTTCAACTCCATATTAAGGAAGGGCTAAGAAATGGCGTAGATGTTTCTAAAATGATGAAACAAGCCGATGATATTGTAAAAACTTATCATTTTGAAGCTTCTAATGCGAAATCCGCGGCGGACTTTGAATCAGTGGGAGAGCTAATGGTTTATTATGGTAAGAAAGGATGGCATCCTAATTGGCATACTGAGCCGCAAGATTCCATTGACTTTATGATGGAGAATATTTAGAATTATCTAAAGAGGCTTGTTATAAATGAGGGAAATTTTGCAGAGCAAGTAGAAGATAGACGCGCACGTTATAATATGACCGAACGGCTTGAAGAAATTGAAAATGAAAAAGTTGATTTTGATGAAACTGCAGATGTAGAATATGAAGGAGAAGATGAACTCTCTGCCGAATTGATGGGAGGGGGTACAGATGAATGATTTTGATGAAGCTGTATTGCGGGATGGAATACCAATTGAAAAAGGTGTTGTTCTAACGCGCGAATACCTCGATGCAAATCAAGAATTATTTACTAAATATCTTGACTTATGGATACGATATCCAGACCTTCTACTCGATATTATACAAGATTCGACAGATGCAAAACATTTTCATCTAATGCCTTTTCAACGAGTAGAATTGCGCGCAGCTATGCGCTATAGATATACATTCTGGACTGCTACCCGTGCGACTTCTAAATCATTTACTGCTTATTTAAGTGCACTTATTCGCGCGGTGCTTTTACCTAATTCCACAATAATGATTGCTTCCGATACCAAAGGAACAGTTATTAAAATTGCGGAGGCTAAGTTTGAAGAAATATTTAGACACTGGCCGCTATTAAGGAAAGAATTAAAAACGCGCGCAGATGATGGTAAAACCGGACAAAAAGCAAGTACCAATTATTATGAGTTGTACTTAAAAAATGGTAGTATGATTTCTGTTGTATCTAAAGATACATCCCGCGGATTACGTGCAACTGCTGCAATCTTAGAAGAAGCAGCGCTAATTGAAGAAGTACCATTTAATGAAGTACTTTGGCCACAAATGAATATTGCTCGTAGAGAAGTAGATGGCTCTTTAAATCCCAATGAGCCAAGTTCTTCTCAAATCTTTATCACAACTGCTGCAGAACGTACTGTATTTATGTATTAGAAGCTTATTGAGATTACTGTGAATGCGGTTTTGCGACCGAAGGAATACTTCTCATGGGGTCTCTCTTATGAAGTACCATTGCATTATGGCCTATTAGATAAAGCAACCCTAATGGATCAACGTTATTCTAATACAGTAAGCGAGGATTCTTTCGCGCGCGAATCATTATCGATATGGAGCGGTAATAGTAAGGATGCATGGCTTGATTCACGCCGACTTAATAAGCATCGTTCTTTATTAAAATGTGAACGTAAGGCATTAGATAATTTACCAGATGGTGCTTTCTATATAATTGGTGTTGACGTAGCACGCTATGGCGCGAATACTGCTATTATGGTTATTAAGGTATTGCCTGGAGAACAACGTTTTAAGAAGCATGTAATTTATACTGAAGTAATACATGGCGAAAACTATATTACTGTATAGGCGCCTCGTATTAAAAAATTAATTGAATTATATCATCCTAAAGAGATTGTTATTGATGGCAATGGTCCAGGTATTGGCCTTATGGATGCAATGGTATTACCTTCTTTTGACGCAAAAACAGGAGAACAATTTCCTGCATATTTTACTTTTAATAATGAAAATCATTTGCCGCCAGAATTACATGATATAGTAGAGGAGCCCAATATTAAATATAATGCTATTATATATGATATTAAGGCTTCTGCTTCTAATGAAGATGAGATTCATGCAGCATTTCTTACTAGTATAAATAATGGGTCTACTTCATTTTTAGCGCATGAACGAGTTATTAAAGATAAATTAATTAAAACAAAGAAAGGTTAGAAAATGACATCATATGATAGACGAGTATTTTTATTACCATATGAAATGACTTCTCGCCTTATGGATGAACTTAACAACTTGCGGCTAAAACCAACTGGTGTTGAAAATAAATATAAAGTTGAACGTATTTCAAAATCAATTGAAAAAGACCGTTTTAGCGCACTTGAATATGCAATGTATAGAATAAAATATTATGAAGATAAAGAAATTTTTAAACGCAGAAAAAAGAATATTGGTTAGTTTGGTTTCTTCACTCCTAAAAATAGGAGGTGATTTTTATGAGTTAGGATTTTAAAACTATGTTTGCAAGACCATAGTTTCGTATTAATTATGTTCCTATTGATTCTCGTGAACGCCTCTCTCGTTGGGGCGGTAATAGAACAAATAGCGTTATGAATCGAGATTTAACTATAGAGGAAATAGAAGAAATAATTCGTTCAGGCGAAATTTCTGCTATCCGTGAATTATCTCGATACTATTATAGAACCAATGGTCGTTATCGTAATAATATTAATTTTCTTTCTACACTTTTTCTTTATGAAACATTAGTTACTCCTATTTATGAAACAGGAAAAGGATCTAAAGCATAGATTATAAAAGCATTTTATAATGCATGTAATTTTGTAGAAGCGTTAGATATTAAAAATACATTAACTCGCATTACGCGTGAATGGCTTAAATCAGGTATTTATTATGGTATTTTACAAGAACATGGCAACAAAGTTGTTATATAGGATTTACCATAGGAATATTGCCGCACAAGATTAAAAGATTTTAATAATTTATGTGTTTTAGAGTTTAATATTACTTATTTCTTAACTAAATATGAAGATGAGAAAACGCGCGATGCCGCTTTACTTAATTTCCCACCAGCAATCCAATAGGGATGGAAATTATATAAAGCAAAAAAATTAACAGATCCATGGATCATGGTACCTGCAAGCGCGGGTGGGATAGTTTTTTGTTTTTCAGAAGATACAACTCCATTGCTCGTAGCTTCTATTCCCGAATTGGCTAAAATGAAAGATGCTGTAAAGCGAGAAGAAAAACGAGATGAAAATGAGTTATATAAATTGTTAATACAAAAAATGCCAGTTGATAGCAATGGCCATTTAGTATTTGAATTAGATGAAATAGCAGAAATACATGCTGGAGTTGCTAGTATGCTTTAGGATTTAGATACAGTTGATGTATTAACAACATTAGGGGATACTACTTTAGAAAATTTACAAGACTCATCCGCGGCAACCCAATCTAATAATCGTATTGAAAAATATAGTGATAATGCTTGGGATTCTTTAGGAAGCAGTAAATTATTTTTTAATGCAGATAATAGTTCTTCATTAGCATATGTTATTAAGCGTTTAGAAAGTGTTATGCAAGAGTATATTAATGCATATGCCACTTGGATTAAATTCTTGATCAATAGTCGCTTTACTCGTACAGGATTAAGTTTTGATTTTGAAATATTACCAGTAACAAAATTTAATATTAAAGATTATAAAGATTACTATTTATCTATGGCCCAATTTGGCTATCCAAGAATGCGCGTAGGCGCGGCAATGGGTATTAAATAGCGCAATTTAGTAAGTACAGTTGATTTTGAAAATGAATTTTTAAATCTAGATGAAAAAATGCGGCCATTATTATCTTCTTATACTCAATCTGGTGATGAAAATTCTACGAAAAAAAATAATTCTGGAGAAAAAAATAGTAATGGTTTATCTTAGCCTAGGGACATAACTAATAAGGGCGGAAGACCCACTTTAGCAGATGAAGATCGTTCCTAGAAAACGCAACAAAATATTGATAGTATGAGCTAAGGAGGCGATATATATTATGAGAAAAAATATTCCAATTTATTTTGATAATGCTATCATTATGTCGCCTGCCGAGTCTATTAATGGTGCTTCTAATCTTAATAGATTGAAAGTTGGTGTTTTTACTAAATATGGTAATCGTAATGGTTCCTATATTAAAGACGATGTCGCAGAAATGTTAATTAATAGTGCAACTAAAGGAGATACTCCAGTAGTTGGCTTCTTTGATCCAGAATCACAAGGCTGGGCAAGCCATACTGGGCCTACCCTTGCTAGCGCTTATGGATATGTCGAATACTTTGATGGATGGCAGCCATTTAAGGATACTGATGGAGTAGAACGCGATTATGCAGTCTTTTCTGTAGTATTATTTACTAAATATTTTAATGAAGCTAATTTTGTAGTAGGCCAACATCAATCTATGGAGCTTGATATTAATTCCATTGAAGGTGACTGGGCAAATATTGGCGATACTGAATATTTTGTTTATACTAAAGCTGAAATCATGGGGCTATGTATTATAGGAGATCATGAACCATGTTTTTCTGTATCTTCATTCTTCAGTAAAAATGATGATACATATAAATCTCAATATGAAAAGTTCTCTTCTCTATTGGCGGATTTGAAAGCTAAAGTTGAAGAGGCTGAAAAACAACCAAAAGAAGGAGGGGAACATCAAATGGAAAATGTTGTAAATCCCGAAGTAAATGAACCCACTCCTGTACAGGAAGAACCTGTAAATCAGGAGCCAGTAGCTCCAGTTGAGC